CACCTGATAAACTTGGGACAGATGCCAATCTTACAAGGCTGCAGAATAAATGGGCTATTGCAGGAGCGGATCTGGCAGGTACAGATGCAACACAAAAAGCAACAATTACCGCCTATATTAACACTGAAACTGGATTAAAAGAGGTTTCCAAAGAAGTAACAGTGTCTAAAGCAGCACCGGCAATTCAAAGTGTTGTACTTTTAGACAAAGCAATGGATTTAACAAAGAATCCTTATACCTTCGCTGAAGGGACTAAGGAAATCACCCAACTTCAGTTTTCTGACAGGGCAGCATTAACTGCGGGTGCAGATGTGTATGCATACAAAGTAGATCAGTACGGTGTATATGATAAAGTAGCTGCAATAGACAACCAAACTGATGTTTTAACAGTAGCAGACGCTGACAAGATTAGCGGTACAATCGATGGATCAAATAATTTCACTATTACAGCAGCTGATGGAACACATAAGTTCCAATTGGTAGAAGCATCAGCAGGAAACATTAAGTACAAAGCTAACAGCGCAATTAAATTCTTAGTAAAAGATGCGAACGGCAGTTCAGCATTTAAACTGCTAACAGTAACCATAGCAGCAGAAGAACCGCCAACACTAATTAGTGCTAATACCGGAACAATTGGTACAGCAGCCGCCGGAAAAGTATCAGCAAGTGAAACCGCAATCTTCACATTCAGTGAAGCATTATCCGCGGCCTCCAAAACTGCGATTGAAAACGTAGTCAAGGCAGCATTTGACGGTGCAAAAGGTTCCGCAGGTTGGGCAGCAGCAGCATCAGCAACACAAGGTGGTATTGCATGGTCTGCGGGTGACACAGTGCTGACAATGACAGCAACAAGTGGCGTGTTTACAGCATTTGCGCACCCAGCAGTAACATTTAACAAAACAGACATCATCGACGCAATTGGTAATGCAGCAGGAACAAGTGGAACAGTAAGTGCGACATTAATTGCAGACGTAACATCACCTGCGTACACATTGGTAGGTGCGAACAACACCGTTACAGTAACATTAACGGGTGGAACATTTAAAGCAGGTGCGATAGCAGCAACTGATTTCACATTCGCAGGAACAGATGCAGCTGCGTTAGCAGCAGGAACGTTTGTAAGAACTAGTGATACAGTTGTAACCATTACAATAGCAGCAGGTTGTACAGGAGCAGACAACACAGTACTTGTTAAGGCAGCAACACAGGCAAAGCAAGCAACCTCAGTTTTAGCAGCAGGAAGTACCGTATAAAAAATGCGAAGAGAGATCAAATGAAGATCATGATCGAGTCGGGGAAGGGCCTCCGGAGCAAGCCTCCGGGGGTCGCCCTCCCCCTCCGAAGGGGTCGTACCCCCACACAATTCGGAAACAATTCTGACAATTTAACAGGGTCAACTGCCATTACGGTGGTTGGCCCTGTTTTCTTGTTCCGGGAGTGAGAGCCGGACAACAAAACCAGCCAAGCATGGTGCGGGTTCCTAATAGCTTACCTAGTTGGCTGGCAAAATAGGACAACCCCCGGCACACCTTTAGAGCCATTGAGCTCTTGAGAGGCTGGGGGTTTTTTATGTTTGTGGTGCAGGAGGTGTCCGGCGGCATTTACTCTACTTGTCCCTTGACAGCTCCATAATATCGTTCAGTTCGCAATCAAGAGCTTTACATATTCTAACAAGTATGTCAGTAGTAACGTTTTCTCCTTTATCAAGTTTGGCAATGGTGGCGGTGCTAACACCGGTAGCTCGTCTAAGATCGGCTTTATTCATTTTCTTATCAAGCATCAAATGCCATAATTTGTTATAGCTTATCCTCACACAATTTTCCTCCTTGCGTCTCGCTCCTGGGCTGATTAAATTTCGCATAAAATAATCGGTAGTGCAAGGCTCGCCTATTCATGATTAAATACACCATCCAGAAAGCCGTAACGGCCTTTATTTTTAACTCCCGTGAATTCAATAACTTTGACGTGTGGTTCCCCCTTAGTAACTAAGTCTAGCATACTTGCGGTGATAGCCTATTGTTTTTGAGCTTCGTCTGATAAAGGGCTACTTTCTTGGTGCGTGGTGGCTCCTATCCTATAGCGCGGCTGGGTTTTAATCATATACTAACGACGGGACGGTTGTGACATATCCAAAACACATCCCCCTGGTAAGATTTTATCGTAAGCGTGCTTACTCCCCTTTAGAAAAATTATTATAAATGAGTGATCGTAGGATATTGATAAATAGTGGGTTTTGTGGTATATTCATTTTGTCTATACGGCGATTTTGCCATATTAGACATCCAGTATCTTCTGATAGATGTGGAATACAACGGCATTACAATGATGCTTTTATTCTGTATTCCTTTCTATCAAGGGGTGCAGAATTTTTATTTTGAAAGGAAGATTTGGAATGGCAAAACTAAAATTCATGGCCGATCAGTTTAAAAAAATGGGAGACCCTGTTGATGCAGACAGTAAGCATGTTAGATATGTATGCTATGCTAATGCAGCTTCAATCCCCCAAACAATTGAAGATTGGATGGAAACAAATCCCCGCGAACAAAAAATGACCACAAATGTTGCGAAAACAATTAGCAGCAGCCTGCAGGAAAACATTAACTTTCATGAACTAAATAGAGGGATACTGCTCTCTGCTGAAAGTGTAGGATATGACAACCAGAAAAAGCTGGTTACGATTGTCCTATCAGACCCCGCTATTCATGGAAACATTGATGGTGGTCACACATTGCGGGCAATCCTTGAAGCCCAAAAATCTGGAACAGTATCCTCTGAACGGTATGTATTCATGGAGATTTTTACCGGACTTGACACACCTGTTGAACTCGCAGCCGCACGCAATACTTCCGTACAGGTAGACTTGAAATCAATTGAGGAACTCAAAGATAGCTTTAGTGTCATCAAAAGATGTTTCAGTGCTCTTCCATTTGCGAATAGAATAGCGTACAAAATGAATGAGCACTATAATGACCCCTCTATTGAGCCTATTGATGTTCGGGAAGTCATCACAATTCTTAACATGTTTAACCAGGTAATTTATCCTATAAGAAATAATGACGGTCGTTTAGCTGACCTGCAACCAGTACAGTGCTATACTGGGAAAGAGGCAAGCTTAAAACGCTTTTTGAACCTTGGCAAAGGTCGTAGGGAGCAAATTATTATTAACATGGAACCCATTATTAAAGATATTTTCGATTTATGGGATGACATCGAGTCCAACTTTCCTGTGATGGCAAGCCGCGCCGGGAAACGGTATGGTACTCGAAAATATACTCGATTTAACGACAACAATGTAGTCGGGAATGCTATTTTCTCGCAGAAAGAACTTCAATATATTGTTCCTAAAGGCCTCCTTTATCCGCTTGTAGGGGCTTTCCGCTCATTGGTAGTAGTTAAAAATAATGAATACTCATGGGTTAAGTCCCCCAAAAAAGTTTGGGATACTCTTGGCCCCCAGTTGGTAACCATTATACTGGATGAAAAAGTTGAAACTCCTGATTCCATTGCTAAAAATAGTAACTTGTGGAGCAACTTGTTCAAAGAGGTCTTTATTTTTGGTCATGGTCTGTAAACTTTGTGCTCGACCAGAAGCCGCCAGGCCAGTCAACCTAGCAACTTCTGATGACATTGGGGTCGTACCCCGACACAATTCTGACAATTTAACAGGGTCAACTGCCATTACGGTGGTTGGCCCTGATTGTTATTTTCCTACTAACCTATTCCTAGTTACCCTGACCCCAGCCTACCCAGCTATCTGAGCTAGCCCACCTGGGTACATTCTCAACCCCAAAATAATGCAGCCAGTGATTTAATTAAGCGCTAGAAAACTATCCTGTTGATTGTACAAAAACCATTGAAATATAATGGCAGCGGCAGATATTACCTTATAAAAACAGTAAAAAAGGAAAATAAAAAACCGCAGCGCTAGACAAAAGTATCATAATGTAGTATAATTGTGGAAATATAAAAGCGCAGCGGTATAACGCAGCGAGCCTATGCGCTTTAGGAGGATGGTTTTAGTGAAGATAAACAAAAAACTGATGATTGCCGCAGGCTTTAACCCTACTAAGAAAACTTTTCAGATGTCAATCTCAGATATGAATTTAAAGATTGAATCGCACGAGTTTACACTTCCGTTGTATCAGCGGGATGTAAGCTGGAACATCCAAAAATCAGTCGATTTATTTAATTATCAGTTACTTGGCAAGGCACCTGTATCACCCATTTCAATAAATGTAATAAACAATACCAGTGACTATGTTCCCCAGGTATCCTTTATAGAACGAGAATTGATTGAAGACGTCGTAAGAGGACAATCCTCAATAACCGATGGACAGCAACGCTTGACAACAAATTATAAGGCATATATAAATCATGAGGATTTTAGAAATGTGGTGCTAGATCTTATTAGGGGTGAGTTTATCATAGTGCAAAACGCAATAAAAAGACATCAGATACCGGTAGGAGTGTTGCTCAATAAGGAAGATAGTTTTTTCTTTAACTACATTAATAATTCTTCAGTATTAAAGGAGCCGGATGTAATGTCGCTGCTCCTGCAAATAAGAAGTAAAATGAAAAACTATAACTATACTATTAATCTTGCAGAAGACTTAAGTGAAGATGAACAGATTTCATGGTTTGAAGTTCTCAATAATGCTGGAAGTCGGGTAAGCATTTTACAGATGCGGTTTTCAAAATTGAAATTACACGGCATTGATATTTATGTTCAATACACCAATAAGTTCAAGGAGCGCATAAAAGACTTAGGTTATGACTTTTTTGTTCCTCACAAGACTGGAGTCTCTTATCCAATTGCTGCATTAAACCCTGCTTACGAGGTGGTAACCGGCAAAAAGCATACCGATGCCTACACGCCAATTCCATCGGATACTAAAGAAAACCAGCTGTGTAGTTTAACCCCTGAAGAGCTGACCAGATGTTTTGAAATGACACTTGCCGGGCTGGACACTGCCTTAGAATTTATGGAAGACAATAATCTCCAGGAACCAGATAGAATCGACTACATCACATATCTAACCGGTTTTTTTGTTATTCATGGGGAAGTAGTAAGCGACAGTGTAAAAGAAAAACTGATTCATTGGTACAATAGTGTAGATTTTAAAAACCAGAGCAACAGTGAAAGAAGAGACATTTTTTCAAGGCTCATATTGATTGGTGGGTAGGAGGAGAAATGTATATGGTGGAAATGGATCTGAAAGGCGTAGTGGCGTGCCCAGCATGTGGTAAGGAGTTTGTCTTTGCCTATTATGATGCAAAAGGACACGCTTCAGTACCCTGTGTACGATGCGGGAGAATTATTATGGTTGATTATGAGACCCTGGAAGCAACGTTGATACGACCAAGGAGGAGAAAGAATAAAAGTAAATAGGGAGACCGAGCACTGAAGAGCATGGCAACCGCCATAGCTATAACCGCCGGATGGAGTTACTTTAAGTAATTTTATTCGGCGGTTTATTTTTTTAACAAATACTGACTGAGCCATTAAGGGGCAAAAAACCACCGCTGGGCCAGAGTATAGCTAGAAAAAGCGATACTTTGGCCCTATTTTTACCTGGTGCTGCCTTTTTTCTAGCTATCTCAAGCCTGGAGAAAGGAGCACATATGAAAATCAGGTATGAATTCCTGACTGGTAAAGTTGTGGAAATCGAGGTATCAGAAGGCTTTGCTGAACTATCTGCAACCATTGATAAAGACATCTACAATAGCGACCGCAAAGAAACCCGCAGGCATAATTCCATTGATGGTATGCACGAAGCAGGGGTTCAACTGGCTGACCCTACAGCAGACATTGCAGCAACTACAGAAAAGCGGCATAGGAATGAGAAGTTATATAACGCAATTAATCAATTGCTTCCTCGCCAAAAGGATTTAGTCTGGAAAGTTTACTTTGAAGAAATGAGCCTAGTGGAAATAGCTAGGGACGAAAACGTCACCGAAGCGGCCATCAGAAACCGGCTAAAAAAAATTTATAAAAAACTTAAAAAAAGTATGAGTTAGGGGGTTCGATTTTGCCTTTCCCGTGGCTTATAAGTAGAGGCACTTTTCAGGACAGGCCTCGGGGGAGGTGAGAATATTGCGCACTATCAAGATTACCATTACTAGTCCTAACCCGCCAGATATTGTGATTACAGAACAGGAACCTGATGTGTTGGAAAAGTTAGGTGAATTACTTTTAGGGAGGAATAAGGAGGATGACGACGATAAAAATTGACATTCCGGCCATTTCTGAGCTAGCTGATGCGATTCATGTACTGTCATCAGCTTTATATGAATCCGGTAAGGGCGAATCGGCTACCAAGGTGGTGGAGGCAGATCCGGAAAAGAACACACCTACGGAGAATACCAAGGAAATCACCCTGGAAGAAATCAGGGCCAAGCTAGCAGCTCTCACCCAGGGTGGGAAACAGGCAGAGGTAAAAGCCCTTATCAAAAAATACGGTGGAGCCAAGCTTAGCGACATTCCCAAGGACAAGTACCCAGAACTTATGCAAGAGGCGGAGGCGATGTAGATGGCCAAACATGCACTGCTATCAGCTTCCGGCTCCAACCGGTGGATAAACTGCCCACCATCAGCAAGGCTAGAAGAAGTAATAAAAGAAGAGGCCAGCGAGTATGCCAGGGAAGGCAGCTTTGCCCATGCCCTAGCCGAACTCAAACTGGCCCATTACTTGGGAAATCTAACCAGTCCTAAGTATAACACGGAATTAAAGAGGCTAAAACAAGATGGTTTTTACTCAGAGGAACTAGAGGACTATACACAAGCCTATGTAGACTTTGCCATTGAGAAGATTAACGAAGCCAGAGCCAGAACCAAAGACGCAGTAGCGCTGCTGGAAGCTAAGCTGGACTACTCCCCTTGGGTACCGGAGGGATTCGGTACCGGGGACCTGGTTCTCATTACAGATGGGGTGTTGGAGATAACGGATTTCAAATACGGGGCAGGGGTAGCGGTATCGGCAGTAGATAATAGCCAGATGCGGCTATACGCCTTAGGAGCAATCCACCAGTTTTCCATGCTCTATGATATCCAAACGGTGAGAATGACCATTGTGCAACCCCGGCTGGATAGCATTTCAACAGATGAAATGACCGTTGATGACCTTCAATATTGGGCGACAAATACGGTCATGGGTGCAGCAGAAAAAGCCTGGAATGGCGAAGGCGAATTCAAATCAGGTGAGCATTGCCGCTTCTGCAAGGTCAAGGCTACTTGCAGGGCCAGGGCGGAAGTTAACATGCAATTGGCCCGGCACGATTTTAAACCGCCTGCTCTACTAACTGATGATGAAATCGCGGAAGTGATGTTTATCGCAGATGAGTTACAACGGTGGGTATCAGATGTACAGGCCTATGCTTTAGACCGGGCGGTAAATCACGGCAAACAGTGGCCGGGATACAAACTGGTTGAGGGTAGGAGCTATCGCAGGTATGCAGATGAGGTCGAAGCAGCCAAAACCCTAATAGCAGCCGGATTTGATGAAGATAAAATTTACAGCAAAAGCCTGTTAGGGATAACGGCCATGGAGAACTAACAGCTTAACCAGGCCCGGCATTGTGGATAAAGATGTACAGCCTATCATAGACCAGACCGAGTTTTACTCCGGCTGCTACGGCAGGGCCAGTATTATATTTTACGCCTACAACGCTAACGGAAACAAAGGCATTGCTGCAGGGCTGCAAAACCTGCAGAAGCTTGAAGATGGTGAACCCTTAAGCGGCAAGTCAAGACCTGAGGATGATTTCGGGCCGGTAGAAATCGAAGAGGACTTTTTAGGATGAGTATATTGTCCGTAGATATTGAAACCTATTCCAGCGGAGACCTCACTAAATGTGGGGTCTACCGATATACTGAGGCAGCGGATTTTGAAATACTATTATTCGGTTATGCCTATAACAACCAGCCGGTTAAAGTTATTGACTTAACCCAGGGAGAAAAACTACCCCGTGTCGTGTGGGAGGATCTGTTTGATCCGGCCATAACCAAAACAGCTTTTAGTGCAAACTTTGAGAGAACATGCCTGGCTAAGCACTTTGGCATACCTGCCCCACCGGAGCAGTGGCGCTGCAGCCAGGCGCATGCACTAACCCTGGGCCTACCGGCTAGCCTGGATGGGGTGGCTAAGTGCCTGAAACTATCCCAGCAGAAGATGCGGGAGGGCAAGAGCTTAATAAGATATTTTTCAATACCTTGCAAGCCTACCAAAGCCAATGGAGGCCGGACTAGAAACAGGCCCTGGGATGATTGGCAAAGGTGGCAGGTTTTTAAAGAATACTGCAAACAGGATGTGGAAGTGGAACGGGAGATAAGAAAAAAGCTGGAGCAGTATCCTATGCCGGAAAAGGAATTAAAGCTGTGGTATTTAGACCAGAAGATAAATGACTTTGGAGTGAAGGTTGATACAACGCTGGTTAAAAACGCTATCCAGTGTGATGAAGATTATCAAAAGAAATTGCTAATGGAAGCCTTCCATTTAACCCGGCTGGCAAACCCCAATAGCCCGGCCCAGTTAAAAGGATGGCTGGAGAATAAACACAACATCCAGGTGGACAGTCTGTCCAAAGACAAGGTGGAAGAACTGCTAGCTGAAGTCAACGACCCGACCGTTAAACGAGTATTAGAACTCCGGCAAGAGATGTCTAAGACCTCGGTTAAGAAATATGAGGCTATGGATCGGGCTGTATGCAGCGATGGCCGGGTGCGGGGACTGCTGCAATACCACGGAGCCTCGACCGGAAGATGGGCTGGAAGGCTCGTGCAAATCCACAATCTACCAAGGAGCAACATGAGCGATTTAGACCTGGCCCGGCAGATTCTTTTATCGGGAGATTATGAAACCCTGGAACTGCTCTTTGATAGTGTGCCAGATGTGCTATCCCAGTTAATCCGGACAGCCATTATTCCGTCTCCTGGTCACCGGTTTATAGTATCAGATTTTTCAGCCATAGAAGCTAGAATCGTTGCTTGGTTAGCAGATGAAAACTGGCGACTGGAAGTGTTTAATACCCACGGTAAGATTTACGAAGCTTCGGCTGCCCAGATGTTTAAGGTGCCGGTGGAGAGTATTACCAAGGGTAGTGAGCTGCGGCAGAAAGGTAAAATAGCAGAACTTGGACTTGGTTATGGCGGCGGTGTTGGGGCTTTGAAGGCCATGGGTGCTTTAAGCATGGGGATTGAAGAAGAAGAGCTGCAGCCGCTGGTTACGGCCTGGAGACAAGCTAATCCAAACATTGTAAAGCTTTGGTGGGACGTGGAGCGGGCGGCAATGACGGTTGTAAAGGATAGAACCTCGGTGGAGATGGCACATGGAGTAGGGTTTAGCTACAAAAGCGGAGTGATATTTATCAGACTGCCTTCCGGTAGAAGCCTGGCTTACGTGCGGCCCCGGATCGAACTAGATGAGCGGTTTAATAAGGACGGTTTAACCTATGAGGGTATCGAGCTGGGTAAATGGTGCCGGATAAACACATACGGGCCAAAGCTCGTGGAAAATATTGTCCAGGCAATCGCCAGGGACTGTCTGGCAGAAGCGTTGTTACGGCTAGATGTAGCTGGTTACAAAATAGTAGCACATGTGCATGATGAAGTGGTGCGGGATGTCCCGGAAGGAAAAGGCTCTTTGCAGCAAGTCAATTCTATCATGAGCCAGGATATCAGCTGGGCACCGGGGCTGTCATTGCGGGCAGAGGGCTTTGAGAGTGAATATTACAAAAAAGACTGATTTGTTACCAGCAACAGTGAGGTTAATTTTTCTAACCAATAATGTTGAAAGGAGTGCTAACGAAATGAAACCGTTAATTTACGTATGTTCTCCCCTACGGGGCAATGTGTTAATAAATATCAGGAAAGCCGCTTGCTATTCAGCCTTTGTTTTTGAACAAGGCGGCATCCCCATTACTCCCCATCTGTATTTAACCACTTTCCTGGATGATGCTGTTCCTGAGGAACGGGCTGTTGGTAGGGAGATGGGCTTACAGATACTGCACCTATGTGATGAACTCTGGGTCTTTGGGGAGTGGATATCGGAAGGTATGGCAGAAGAGATAAGAAGAGCTGAAGAACTAGGAATCACAATAAAAAGGTTTGATGAGAAATGCAGCTCTTTTGAAGAGCAATCCGAGCTGTTTAAAGAACTTGAGGAAATTCGGAAACAAGAATCCTTCTACCACAGCATTCCCAAAGTAGCCAAAATGATGGGGATATCGCCATCGGACTATTGCGACTACAGAGCCTGCAGGAAAAAAGCAAGTGATGAAATTATGGAACGGACGAAAAGCACAAGGACATCGATAAAGGGGAGAGGTCATGAATGCATCAAAGGCACCAAATAAGCATGACGACATATTAACCATTGCCACCGGTAGGAGCCGCAAAGAGCTGGAGTGGAAGAACCGGGAGATGCTGTGGTCGGAGTTGCTAAAAAAGCTAAGTAAAACAGTTAGAACCCAAGAGACCTTTGAAGAATACAAAAAACTCCCCAAGGCTGACCGGGACGAGATAAAAGACGTAGGGGGCTTTGTAGGCGGTACCTTAAAAGGAGGCCGCAGGAAGGCAGGCTGCGTGGTATGGCGGCAGATTGTTACCCTGGATGCCGATTTCGTCAAAGGGGATTTATGGGCCGGGGTGGAGACCATGTTTGGCTATGGCTGCTGTATGTATTCTACCCACAGCCACAGCCCTGGTGCACCTAGATTAAGGCTGGTAATCCCTTTAAAAAGGCCGGTATCTCCTGATGAATATGAAGCCGTAGCCAGGCGCATTGCCGGGGATTTAGGTATCGATTTTTTCGATAACAGTACCTTTGAACCCCACCGGTTGATGTATTGGCCGAGTAGCCCGGAAGACGGAGAATTTATCTTTAAGCATCTGGATGAAGAATGGGTTGACCCGGATGAAGTGTTAGCCAGATATCCAGACTGGCGTGACCCTTCTTACTGGCCGGAATCTTCCCGGACCAAAGCTGAACGCAAGAAACTGGCGGATAAGCAGGGTGACCCCAGGGAAAAACCGGGTATAGTTGGAGCCTTTTGCCGGACTTATACCATAGCCCAAGTTATCGGGAAATTCTTAAGCGCTGTCTATGCACCAGGTGATGATCCTAACCGTTACAGCTATATCCCCGGCAGCACCGCAGGTGGTTTGGTTGTCTATGAAAACGGCGACTTCGCCTATTCTCACCATGCCACCGACCCCATAGGCGGAAGGCTTTGTAATGCCTTTGATTTGGTTAGGCTGCATAAGTTCGGAGAACAAGATGATGAAGCAAGAGAAGATACCCCAGTTAATAAGCTGCCCTCTTATCTGGCCATGCAGCGATTGGCTGCAGAAGACTTGGAGGTTAAAAAGCAGATAGCTGCTGAGCGGATGGCATCGGCCAGTGAGGATTTCGGGGAAGAGGAAGACTGGCAGGCCGGGCTGGAGATTGATAAAAAAGGCGAGTTTAAAAACACTCTAACCAATATGGTCTTAATTATTAAACATGATCCAACCTTACAAGGTGTTTATTATAACCAGCTTAGAGACGGAATAGATGCTGATGAGGAAGTGCCCTGGAAGCGATTAAAACCGGGGTGGAATAAGACTGATGATGCCAGTTTAGCCGGGTACATTGATGCTTGCTACAAGTTATACTCCCCTGGCAAACTGCGGGACGCAGCGCTTAAGGTAGCAGTGGAAAGGGCCAGGCATCCCATCCGCGATTACTTAAACAGTCTGCCAGCATGGGACGGGGTACAACGCTTGGACACCCTTTTGGTTGATTACCTGGGAGCAGAAGATAGCGAGTATGTGAGAGCGGTCACCAGGAAAACCCTGGTGGCTGCGGTGGCCAGGGTAATGGAGCCCGGTATTAAGTTTGATTATATGTTAGTGCTAAACGGCCCTCAGGGGATTGGCAAGAGCACCTTATTTGCTAAGCTGGGAGGTCATTGGTTTAGTGATTCACTATCCATTGCAGATATGCGGGATAAGACTGCAGCGGAGAAACTGCAGGGTTACTGGATAGTAGAGGTGGGGGAATTGGCGGGAATTAAAAAAGTAGATGAGGAAACCTTAAAATCCTTTCTATCCCGCCAGGATGATAAGTATAGAGCCAGCTACGGTTATGCAGTAGAAGACCACCCAAGGCAATGTGTAATTGTAGGCAGCACCAATAAGACCACTGGTTTTTTAAGAGATTTGACCGGCAATAGAAGGTTCTGGCCAGTGAAGGTACCAGGCAGCGATATATTAAGGCCCTGGGATTTAAAAGATGTGGGCCAGTTATGGGCGGAGGCTTATGTGAGGTATAGAGCTGGGGAGAAATTGTTCCTGGAAGGCAGGGTGGAAGAGGCGGCCCAGATGATCCAGGTAGAAGCCCTGGAAAGCGATGACCGGGAAGGCCTGGTCAGGGAATATTTAAATAAGCCCTTACCTACCAACTGGGATGATTTAGACCTTTATGCTAGGCGGGAGTTTTTAAGAGGCGATGGTTTTAGCGATGGTCTCATAGGTGAGGTAGAACGAGAGATGGTTTGCACCTTGGAAATCTGGTGCGAGCTGTTCGGTAAAGAACCCAGTGCTATGAAGAAGATTGATTCGTATGAGATAAATGCAATCATGAGAAAGCTGGAAGGCTGGGAGCAGAGTGAGAAACTAGTAACACTCCCATTCTACGGCAGGCAGCGAGTCTATATTAAGGCTGAACAAGATTAAGAACAAGATGCTGAACAAGGCGAACAAGCTAAGTTCTTGTTCCACCAGTAATTGGAAACCTGCAGCCCTTGTGCAAGCAGTGTCACGACAGCAAGACGGTTAAAGACGGTCGCTGGGGGAAGAAGGGTGTGGTCTACAGTTACCGGTAGGGGGTAGGGGGGTCAACATCTCTAAAGCCCACCAGGCCTGGAGCGGGCGCGTGGCAACGCGTGAGAATTCGCGAAATTGCAGGGCAGGGGGTGTCAAGGGCTAATACTTGACAGGGTGGGAGACACTGCGATTAAAAATCAGTTAAAAAGGGGGTGCCGTTTTGACGACTTTGATGTTGATGAAGCCCTAAAAGAACCGGTTATCAGCAAGCCAGGCGACCTCTGGCTATTGGGTCGCCACCGACTATTGTGTGGAGACAGCACCAAGGCTGAAACTTATGAAAAGCTGATGGACGGGAAGAAGGCTAACCTGGTAGTAACAGATCCCCCGTACGGGGTTTCCTATGATGGGGGCCAGGGCACGATTAAAAATGATGATTTAAAAGGGGAGGCTTTTTACGAATTTCTGTTTGCCGCTTTTACGAACATGGAAAAGGTTATGGCCAATGATGCTTCAATTTATATTTTCCATGCTGATACCAAGGGTTTATATTTCCGCCGAGCCTTTGAGGATGCAGGCTTTCACCTTTCAGGAGTTTGCCAGTGGGTGAAGCAGTCCCTGGTGTTAGGTCGAGCCCCGTATCAGTTTAGACACGAGCCTATTTTCTTCGGTTTCAAGAAAAAAGGCAAGCATAAATGGTATGCCGGAAGGGCTGAAACTACGGTCTGGGAATTTGATAAGCCTTCCCGAAGCGAACTGCACAGTACCATGAAGCCGATACCTTTAATCGCCTATCCCATTAAGAACAGCAGCGCCGTTAATGCTATTGTGGTAGATCCCTTTTCGGGAAGCGCATCCACATTGATTGCTTGCGAGCAGATAGATAGAATTTGTTATGCCATCGAGTTGGTAGAGCGCTTTGTGGATGTAGGAGTGAAAAGATATATCGAGTATATAGGTTCAGATGAAGATGTTTTTCTGATTAGAGATGGGGAGAAAATACTTTACAAAGCTTTGGAAAACCCAACGTAATGTTTTGGCACACTTTACAAAACCATTTGAAAGAGCAGTAATAATATGGTAAAATGCACCTAAAAGACCGCTCCTAGGAATGAAAGCGGGTCGAGGGGTGCAAAATGGTTATAATTGGAGAACTAAAAAAAGAATTCAAGAGGTGTGGAGGCGTACTTAAAACAGCAGAGCTCAATCAACTGGGATTTTCAAGCCGTCAAATAAAAAACCTCCTGGATGAAGGAGTGATTACAAGGATTAAACGTGGCTTTTATGAGCTGACGGATTATGTTAGCCAGGAAGAGGTTGTTATAGCACGACTCTTTCCGCAAGCGGTAATATTTCTTGAAAGTGCATTGATGTATTATGGCTATACAGACCGTATACCCCCAGCATGGCAAATAGCGGTTGACAAAAACAGTACAAAAACACAATACGAGATTGATTATCCTATAATAGAACCCTATTATCTGGAACCCAAATTCCTGGAAGTAGGTATAGATAAAATTCAAATGGAAGGAGTAACCATTAAAATATTTGATCGGGATCGGGCCATATGCGATGTTCTTCGTTACGAAAAAAAACTAGAAAAAGAGGTATTTAACAATGCCATCCAACGCTACCTCAAAGACCGAAATAAGAATATAAGGAAACTGTTTGAATATGCTGAAATCCTGAAAATCAAAAAAAAGGTACAGACATATATTGGAGTGTGGTTGTGATGGCTGATCGGGCGGCGTCAATATTAGCCAGGTTAAAAAACGAGTCAAAAAGGCAAGGCATTCAATTACAACAGTTGTTGAATCTTTTTTATCAAGAAGAGTTTATTCGAAGGCTTTCCCGCTCCCGGTATAGGGATAACCTTATCCTCAAAGGTGGCTTTTTGCTATATGCGCTCAGTGAATTTACCATAAGGCCAACAATTGATGCCGATTACTTATTAAAAAACTATTCTAATAGTATGGACTCCGTAGAAGCACTTGTTAAGGATTTAATTTCTTTATCCAGTCAACATGATTACATGAGGTTTGAAATAAGGAGTTTAGAGGTAATTAGTGAGATTACAGATTACCATGGTATTAGGGTCAATCTTATCGGTTATATGGGAAGGACAAGAACACCCTTCAGCATTGATTTTGGAGTAGGGGATGTTATTGTGCCTTCTGTAGTTGAAAGAACCTTGCCGGTAATATTGCCGGAGTTTGAGAAACCTAAAGTTTTAACCTATTCTTTAGAGTCTACAGTAGCCGAAAAACTCGATGCTATTATCGTTTTAATGGAAGCAACGGGACGCATGAAGGATTTTTACGATATATATTATTTAGCAACAACATTTGATTTCGAGGGTAGAAAGCTTCAAGAAGCAATTTATGGAACTCTTGCTAACCGGGGTACGCCACATGAAAAGGATTCTGTTGCCATAATCTCTAGACTAGCAGGGGATTCCAGTATCTTGAATCGGTGGGATAATTTCTATAAGAAAATATTGAAATACAAACTAGACTTTAACCAGGTTGTTGGAGTAATCATTGATTTTATACAGCCGCCATATGAATCGCTAATTCTGGAGGATGAACTCTTTAAAAATTGGAGTCACGAGGAAAGAAGATATATTTAATCGTGAAGCAGGCTAAAACAGGTTTGCTTTTGAAGAAAAAACAATCAGCCCTTCGGGGCTTTTTTACTTGCTATTCCTGTGGTTTTAAGTGATGTATATACTAAACACGGTCTTAATGTTCACGGAGTAGTGTTCGATGAATTGCATGCGCAGCCCAATAGACAGCTTTTTGATGTTATGACTATGGGTAGTGGTGACGCCAGAAAGCAGCCTTTGTTTTTTCTTATTACCACCGCTGGGACTGACCGGAACTCTATCTGCTGGGAAGTACACCAGAAGGCTGAGGATATATTAAGGGGTAAAAAATACGATCCTACTTTCTATCCGGTTATATACGGGATTGAAGATGATGATGATTGGGCTGATGAAGCCAACTGGTACAAGGCTAATCCCAGTTTAGGCCATACCATTGATATTGAAAAACTAAGAGCCGCCTTTTTAAGTGCCAGAGAAAACCCGGCAGAAGAAAATCTTTTCAGGCAACTGAGATTAAACCAATGGGTTAAGCAATCAGTACGCTGGATGCCCATGGATACCTGGGAGATGTGTTCGTTTCCGGTAGACCCTGAAGAACTAAAGGGCCGGGAATGCTACGGAGGGCTTGACCTTTCCAGTTCCATTGACATTACAGCCTTTGTCCTGGTCTTTCCGCCGGTAGATGAGGATGATAAGTATTACGTGCTGCCTTACTTCTGGCTGCCGGAAGAAACTTTAGACTTAAGGGTGAGGCGGGATCATGTGCCTTACGATATTTGGAAAGGGCAAGGGCACCTT